ATTTCGTCAGACCAGATTTCTGGTATAAACGTCGCTGCTTCTGTTTTCGCGGTATTACCCCCCGCGCCGGGATATGTGGCAGTAGCCATTTGTCAATCTCCTAATAGATTATTTGACTCGACCCTCTGCGTAAGCTGTCAGTATTTCCTCTGATATAGCTTGGTATCGCTCAGGGTCTGTTCTCATCAGTTTAATAATGTCGGCCCTACGATATATCTTCCTACGGGTTCCTTCGGCACTTCCTTGTGTACCACCAGTGTTAGCTGCTTTAAGTTGCTGCTTACGCGCTTGTTTTTCAACTACGGCGGTCTGCTGTGCAACTGTCCTGCGTTCTTTCCAAAGTGAAAAGAGTTCATCAGCAGCTTCGGAATTGAACTGCTGGTCAGCTTCTACAAACAACTGAGTCCTAATCTTAGAAGCTTTAATCCAATCAGCGAACTTCTCATCCTTGAGAATCTCTTGCATGTCAGGGTGCTTACCCTGTAGGGTAGCCAGTGACGTTTGCTTTTTATACTGAGTAGAGTATGCTTGTGCTTCTTTAATTTTAGGATGGTTCTCAATAGCGCGGTTAACGGCTGCTTGAGGGTCCGTAAAGTAATCTATATCGTCTTCAGGCTCAACTTGTTGTTGAGGTGCTGTTTGTTGTGGTTGACTAGTTATGTAGTCATCTACAACTTTACGAAGCTCTCCTACCTCAGATGATTGACGACCTAGAAGCTTCTCAGCCTCTTGGTGCATCTGAACTACCTCTGCTAAACTCTTAGTTTGGTATTTCTCTGGTATTGTAGGTTGTTCTTGAGGTTGCTCAGTTTCTTCTTGCTGAATCTCTTCTACTTCGTTCGCTAGGTCTTCAGCGTTTCCCTCTTCAGGGGGCTGATCGACCAAAGTCGCTCTTGACATAATTAAACTCCGTGACTGTAATCATTGTGGAGAGTGGGTTTAGCTACCTGCTTGTTCGTGTTCTTTTACCCATTTTAGGTGTCTACCGGGGAAATCCCCACTAGAGCCGTCCAAGATAAAAGCCGGGGCAGATAATGTTTTTGTAGCCATACAGCCACAACCGCACCTACTGGTTGTAGTACCGTTGGTCACAAACTTTTCAAATACGAGTCCACATTCGCAGTGGAAGTCGTAAACTTTATACATCTTCTTCTTCCTCTTCGGCTTGCTCTCTAGCTGCTGTAATTGTATCCGATAGGGTAATTATAGTAGCAAAAGCAGCGATTTGGCCTTTACGAAAGAAGAGTTCTTCTACGTCTTTTACTGACCTTACGTCAGATAAGTCTTTTGAATTGTCAACAAGTTCTTCTACGAGTTGTTTGAAACCTAAGTGATTAAAGAGTTGGTTGTAGTTGTTGAAGTAGGTTTCAAGCTCAGGATCAGTCATTGTTTCCCTTATGTTTAACTATAGTTATATTATAACATTTTTATGGGCAAAAGTCAAGCTTTTTGTTTACCTCTTTGTTTTCCCCGGTTTACGCATTGGTGGAGTTTTACGTTTAACTGCGTCTCTAGTTTTTGCTACACGTTTTACAGTGTATGGGTAACTGGTTTTTCCTATCTTTGACACTGGATCACCTCCTTATTTTTTAACTTTCTTTTTTGCTGTAGTAGATAAGTCTTTAAAGTGAAACAAAGGTACACTGGTTTTACCGTGAACCTTACCACTGTGTAAAGAGCCGTTAGGCATTTTGTGTGAGTTACCGGTGAATAAGTCACCGTTTTTCTTGTAGTGTTTAACGCCTTTCATGGCTGCTCCTACCACTTTTTGCAAGACCAGTACCTTGCTGTGAGTTTACTGGGTGGACTTGTGTCACACTTGTGACGCGCCCTGAAAGACTTACGCCTAGCTGGTTGCTCCTTCTTAATTGTCATATTAGCGTCACCAAACCGTATGGTTTTAGTCTGGTCACCTTGTTTAGCCACTACTACAAACTTCTTAGTTTTGTGGTTAGGAGTGCGCTTAGGCTTGTTGTACGCGCTTACTCCTGCTCTTGACAACTTTGGGTCCTTGCTCTTTGGCATTAGTTAACTCCTTGACTTGGTGTTCCAGCTTGTCTAGGCGGTCCCATTTGGGCTGGAGTTGGTTGTTGACTTGGTTGAGCAGGGCTAGGAACTCTCTGTCTGTTAGCATTGTTTTTACCTTTTATCTCTTGTTGTTTAAGAAGGGTGTCAGCTACACGCATACGTCGTTCAAACTCTTTGTCATCAGAGTCACCTTCACGTAAGTTTCTAGTGACGGCGTTAATACGATCTATTTCTAGCTCTTTGGGTATTGAGTCAGCTTCTACAGCAAGCTTAACTGCTCTTGCAGAAGACTCTTGGGATTGTGCAGTAAGTGCCGCAGTTTGTGACTGCTGGAAAGCAAGCTGGGCTTGTTGCACCTGTTGCTGTGCCTGTTCCTGCTCTGGGTTAGGCTCTACAGCCTTCTGTAACGCTACCACAAGCTCCTCACGGTTAGAGAGGTTCATGTTATCTATGATAGACTGAATCAGCGTGTTGTACAGCGGTGAGTCCTTTTGCATAGTCTGTAGTAGCTGCACTAACTGCGTAACTTCATACTCCCTAGCCATGATGCCTAAAGAGCTACTCGCGTTAAACTTGTAGTCAGCTACAGGGTAACCCTCAGGGTCAAACTGCATGTAGCGGTAGGCAGCTTTCTTGACAAAAGGTATCAGGAAAGACTGCTGGAAGTTGATTAGTGTGCGCTTGTGGCGCTTAATGATAGCACCAAGAGACATAGAAATACCAGCGGCAGTCGCTTCACCGTTGACAGAACCAGAAACACCCGCTGAATCAACGGCTCCCGTAGCCTGTTGCACCATCTGCTGCAACGCAGACGCTTGGGCAAAAGTAATCTGACTAACTTGTCCAAAGTTAAACGGTTGTAGTATTTCACGAGGGTCACCACTGGTTAGGATCATTTTACCGGGGCGTATCTCAGGTTTAGCCCCTCTAGGCATTCTAGTAGCGTCAACAGCTAACATAGGGTGTACTGTAAGGCTCAGAGCGTCTATCCTAGCTCTTAACTCTGCGTCCAGAGCTTTCTGTGAGTTGTAACCTTTTTCACATACGCCACGACCCCAGAACCTGCTGGGAACCACGTCCCAAGGAAAGGCTACTATGGGACGATCCTGCATCATGTAAGGGTTAGCTTCTGCTTTCAACAAGACACCACCGTTAGCGATTACTATGACCGCTTCAACGTACTTTGACTCAGACTTAGGGTCTTCGTCTTCTTCTACTAACTCCTCCTCCTCGTCGTCCTCAGGGTCTTCTGAAGCGTTCTTTAGAAGCTCGCGTGGTACTAGACCAAAGTACTTCGTAATACGGACCTTGTCGTCGTTGTACATCGTAAGGTCTTGGTCAGGCTCTAGGTCAGTATCAGGTGCTGCTGTGCCTACGAATACGTCACGGTAAACACCTTGTTCTTGCAGAAGCTCTACGTGGTGTAGGCTTACAAACTCGTCTATAGCCACGCCCATAGCGTCTTCAACGCTTGTAGCTACTGGGTCAATTAGGAAGTTCTGTGGCAACACAGGTTTAAGTTTAACCTTGACTTTCTCTGTGATGTTTACACCGACAGCTTGTAAGTCTCCTCCCATGATGGGCTGTGTAGCCGGGACCATCTCTTTCATCTCTTCGATGACTAGTTCACCAATACCTGTGCCAAACACAGCAGAGTTAATGAGACACTCTGCTACTGCTTTACGAACCTGACAGGACTCAAAGTCTTCAGTTAACTTGTTCCTAAGAAACATCACGTCTTGTTTGTCTGCGTCTCCTATGTTGTCAGTAACGTCAAACCACTTACCACGTCCAAAGGTAGCTTCTTCTAGCTCCGCTACGTTAGACTCTACTGCCTGTTGTAACGCAGGAGAAACAATCCTAGAGCGTTCTGATGCCCTACTAGAGTCAGCAGGGTCCCAAATACCACGCCAGAGCCTGTAGTACTCCTCAAAGCGGTCAGAGTAGTTAGACTCATAGTTGTCACGCCAATCGTCACATTTAGTGATTACCCAATCTTCAATAGATTCTTCTATCAACAAAGGGTCTGTTTTAAAAAGTTCGCTCATATTTAGTATCCTGATACTACGTCTAGTATCTCATGTTCATCAAGTTCATAATCATAGTCATAAGCTACATTAGCCAATTGGTCAATATAAGCCAAAGCGTCAATTAAGTCGTCGTGCGTTAGAGGGTCTGGAAACTGAAACAGTTGGTCCAAGAACCTAGAGTTCCACTCCCCTTTGTTTAAGGTTACAAAGCCGTTCTCAAAGCGTCCCTGTAAGGCCCACATCACTCTGTCAGTCTTCTTCTTGTTACCGTGGGTTAGTTCCTCGACTCTGAAGAACTTCCCGTAACGCTTCTGTAGGTCCAGCAGAGGAGACATTACTGCTTGCTTTGCAATGCCCTTCTCTATGCCTACACTTAGTGGTTGGTAGTCACGTACCGCTTGGAATATCTTATCGGCAGTTTCGTTTAGACTCCAGCGTCCATAGATAATGTTTTCTACAAACCAACCATTAGGGTTAACCTTAACTACTGCTATCGCTGTCTCGTCCAGTTTAGAGTTCTTACTACGCTTCTTATTAACTTCTTCAAACCCTGCTAAGTCAACAGCTATGTAGTAGTCGCCTTCGTCTTTACCTTCCTCAGAAAACTTAACCCACTCTTCTTTAAACATCTCTGAGCCACGAGCTTCAAAGGAAGCCATGAACTCTTGTCGGAAAGCGTAACTAGACATGGACTTCTTAGCTACATTGATCTCTTCAGGGTCTAGTAGTGGGTTGTCGTAGGACGTGAAGTGCCACGTCTTGTAAGTATCGTCTTCTCCTAACTCACCGTACTTGTACAGTTCGTAGAAGTGATTACGACCCATTGGCGTACCTATGAACATGGCACAACCCTTTTGGTCAGCCAATGCTGGTCTAAGAATCTGCTCAAACACCTCAGGCTTCATGTCGGCGTACTCGTCCAACACAAGGAACTTCAAGCTGACACCACGCATTGTCTCCGGTCTGTCAGCACCTTTGAGGCTGATGGTAGCACCGTTGACTAGCTTAATCTGTAGGTTGTTAATGTGGCTACCCGATATCACAGGGTTACCCAGTTCTAACAACGTCTGCCACATGATGTCTCTAGCTTGACCTTGTGTTGGAGCGACGTAGAATACATGTCCTCTTTCGGCTTGTAAGGCATTCAGGATCAACATCCAAGCAGCCAAACGTGACTTACCTGTACGTCTACCTGCTGCTACAATCTTAAACCGTGTAGGGTCATCCCAGACAGCCTGTTGCCACGGTAGAAGTTCTATGTTTAGCTCAGTAGACATAACTACTCAGGCTCTTCTCCTTCTTTTTCTTCTTCAGGTGGCACTTCGTCTTCGTCTAACTCTTCCACACCGTCCCAGTTCAAGTCTAGTTGAGCCATGATAGTTCTCTTGTAGTTTTTGGATTGAGCTGTCACGACTGTTTCTAGTATAACCACATGATAGGAGTAGTACCCCTAGTGTCTACATGAACAAAGTTACTGGCTACACCTACACCTGTAAAGCCTAGCTTCATGGCTTCACTAACAACACGGTGTCTTTGGGCAGAGCTTATGGTTTTTATGTCGGCTGCTATGCCTTGAGCATGTGTACCCGGAACTTCTTTAGCAGCCTCTATGTAATGTTCTGTAGGATGTCTGTAGCCGCTTGTGATAACAAAGGCAAAACCACAGGCTGTCCTTAGCTCGTCTAGTTTCTCAAGAAACGCTTGTTCCATACGATTTTCACCTGTGACCTGACAGTTGAACTCGTCTAAAGAGAAATTCTTAAGGCTCATTTACTACTTCTCCTTCTATGACTTCGCTGTCGCTTACGTCTACAGTACCAACACCAGAGATATTAATCTGTATTGAGTTTCTACCAGCGTCCTTGATGACTTCTTTCTCAAAAGCACCCACAGGCAACACGCGATCCATGATTAGTTTCCAAGCAGAAGCTTGATTCTTGTGTTCGTTGTCCAAAGCAGCGTCAAAGATAGTCTCTAAGACCTTCCTAGACTTAGGTGAGGCTAACATACGAGACTTGTACTCGTTTATTATAGCAGCGTCACCTTTGGGTCTACCTACTTTACCCTTATTTCCGGGTTTGACAGCGGCTATGTCTGACTTACGAGGTCTACCACGACCTCTCTTTTTTATTTCATCAGTCATAACACAAATGTCCTTAAGTACAACTATAGTATAACATAAGTATTCCGTTAAGTCAAGCTATTTATTGCTTAGGGGTAGAAGTAGTGGTTTCTTTAGTAGAAACATGAGGTTACATGTGTTAATTAAAGGGGTAGTTTTCCTAGTTTTGACTTATTTTGTGCTTAGGTGGGTACTACAATAATAATTAATTGTCAACTCCCTCCCCCGGTGCAATTTGTGTGCCACTTTTGACAACATGAGTCAAACTCAGGACCCTTTGGCAACATGAGCAGAACTCAAGTTGACCATGCCAGAGTTGGCACAGGAATTGCATGGGTAAACTTGTGTTGACACAGGGCCGCGCCTGTGGTAGACCCAAGAGTTGGCACGATTCTTGCACGTGTTGACACATGGGCCAACATGTGGTAGCCAAAGAAGTTGGCACGATTCTTGCAGACCTGCTCCGTTGTTGACACATGGGACAACATGTGCTAGACACAGAAAAAGGTTGACAAAAGTAGACATGTGTGGGCCAAAGTGGGACCCTATAGCCACCGCCTACACGACACACAAGCACAACACAAGTACTATCATGGTGACTTATGTTAGCTTATAGTAGTCAAAATTAGGTGTAGACAGGTAGACACATTTATATATAATAGGGGCATCTCAACGCTACAACGGGTTGAACTGGGAGAAACAAGTATTAGTGGGGTGGGACCGTGGTCCCTGAGTTTACCCACTAGCAAAGCAAGACCCAGCGTTGAGAAACTAGGTATAGCCTAACAATGTGTCGCCGAGGTCCACGGGCGCAACGACACATTAAAAGATACTAGCCTAGCGAACCTAAGACCTTAGCGAAGCTATGCTTCTTAACGCGAGAATGCGGTAACGCTGGTGTAAGCAGAAAGAAGCTACTACAGTCTAGCTAGGGTCACGGTTCACTTAAGCAAATTCGTAAGAGTTTGTTTAATTGAACACAACAGAGGTGAAACAATGAAACGTAAAAAACAGACGTTTGCAGAAATGTACAAAATAGGACAGCGTTACTATAACGACAGAGGTTTTTGTGGTGTAGTAGCCGTAGCAGTAGCAGCAGAGGTTGCTTTCGGTAAGGCAAGAGCTACTTTAGCAAGTAAGGAACACAAGACACCACGTAGAACACGCACCGGAACCGACATGGTAACATTGCGTAACAGTTTAGAAACTCTAGGATGTACGATAATTAACATACATTCAGACAATCCAAACGAAGTAAACGCATGGTGTGCCAAAGGGACAACACATAAGACATTAGGCAAGACTTGTAGAATGTTACCCAAAAACGGTGTTTATTTAGTCCATACTACTAAACACATAACTTGTGTAGATCACGGCGATATTGTAGACTGGGCGACAGACACAAATAGAAGTAAAGTAGTAGATGTTTATAAAATTACTAGAAATTACAAATAAAGGAGCAGCACGAGATGAGAATTACTGAAATACTACAGAATATTGATTGTGAACTAGACGGTTTGTATTCGCATTTGTACGCTATAGAAGAGGAATGCGGTAGAGACAAGAACATAGCAGACCTTAAGGAAATGATAGCTAACCTCGAAACCGAACGAAAAAACTGGACATAAGGAGCAACACAAGATGAGCAACCAATTAGAAAGAGCAGTAGTAAAACAGTTAGGTCTGAGCTATACAGATGTCGAGGAGTTTAGAGACACACTGGAAGACATCCGAAACAACGGCATAGACGGGGGCTTTCATGGGTTTATTTATTACGGAGATACGGCTCAGTTCGCAACCGAAAACCTAGATGAAATTATGGACCTTGTGAGAGATTACGCTTCAATGTTCAGTGACGACGGTGCTTATTCTTTAATTGCTGATCTAGTATTCAGAGACGACATAGAAGACAAGAATGCGGATGATGTAGTAGAAGCCATAAGGGACGCAAAGTCTGACGATCATCTGTATGTTATGAACTGGCTGGCGTGGTTCGCAGCCGAAAACGTCGCTAACACTTACGATTATTCTTAAGGAGAATAGACACATGAAAACATGGGCAGACTTTCGAGATAACGATGTGCTACAGTACAACAACAGACTAGAACAACTAGAAAATTTAATCGACGCTACAAGTTTTGTAGAAGTTGTCGAACTACTGGCGAACGTGGCAGGAGAAAAAGCGGAACACCTGCGCGTAAACTGGCAATCTGAAGATGACGCTAGAATCTATGACGACATCGAAGGAACCTTAATTAACACAATGATTAAACTACAGAAGAAAGGAATAAAAACATGAACACAATACAACAGCACGAAGCACTAGAGTGGCATAACGAATACTGGTGGGCTATTGACAAGCGAGACTCTAGCCTACTCTGTGAGGTCCTAGCGTCTCACAAGCTACCCTGTACACACGACAGCGCAGAACGATTGATGCATTACGCTCTATATGAAAGGAGGGTTTAGACCATGATAATAAACTGTACAACAGTAGAGGAATTAGTTGTAGTGGTAGCAGGTCTAGTTAATCAGGGCCTTACATTCGAAGCGTACATGTCAGACCTTACAATCAGACTAACAGGAGGGTATTAACATGAAATTAAGTCTGAGGATTATAGAGTTAAAAGATAAGAAAGCAAAAGACATCCTAAGCAAACTGGAGTCGATCTCAGGGGGTTTGGAGTTAATCCATAAGGAATATACCTTGGAAGACTTAAACGGCTTAGAACGAGCCTTAGAGCCTCTCAATACATACTTAGAAGGCGCATTAGAAGACCTAGATTACTACGCTGACGAACATGACCCTGAGAGTGGCATAGACACACGATGGCTCAGAGGCTTAATCAATGACGTGCGAGGTATCTAATGTTAAAAGTATTGCTGTTCTTATTCTTACAGGACCACGGATGGGTGAGAGTAGGGGTAAACTTCAACAACTTTAACGAGTGTACAATGGTACAGCATAGGTTCATCACGAGTGAACCTGACATCACAGAAGGTTTCTGTTGTGTACTGACAGAGTCCCAGTGTTTAACTACGACAAAGGAAATAGGACAATGAAAACCATAACAATCACGCTAGAGTTCGACGACAACAGCGTTACAGATAGCGACATTTACGAGTACTTACAGGAACTAATGTACGACAAAAGCCTAGCATACGACGAGGAAACAACAACATGAGTAAAATAGAAGCTAAACTAATAGATAGATTGGGGTCCGACTTAACGGTAGCTAATGCTGCCCGTGTTTCCTTTGCTAAGACACATAGGGAGCTAATGTCCGGCGACAGGAAGCTAATAGCCTTTTTAGCACGAGAAGGCCACTGGTCACCCTTTGGGCATTGTCAGTTACAGTTTTGGTGCAAGGCCCCTATATTCATCGCTAGGCAGTTGCAGAAGCACACTGTAGGTCTATGCTGGAACGAGGTTTCTAGGCGCTATGTAGACACACCACCGGAGTTCTACGCGCCTAATGGCTGGCGGTTGAGAGCCGAAGACAAAAAACAAGGGTCAACGGACATCATACACAATGACAACGAAGAACTGAACGTGTCTTATAACGCCCTTATGAAGCAATCTCAGGCGTTTTATACACACCTTATAGAAGTAGAAGGGGTAGCCCCGGAACAGGCTCGTATGGTCCTACCACAGTCCCTTATGACGGAGTGGTACTGGACAGGCTCTTTGTACGCCTTTGCCCGGATACATGAACTAAGAGCGGCTAAGGACGCACAGCTAGAATGTCAATTGTTTGCAAAAGAGATAGACAGATGTATAACTGACGTGGTAGACTTAGCCTCATCATGGCAAGCATTGAGAGGAACTAAAGATGTCTAAACTGATAAGAGCGGTAATTTACTACGCCACCATTATAATCACAATTCCACTATGGTTACCCATCATGCTGGGTTTAATGTTAATCTTTACCATGATAAACTGGGAACTTGATCCAGCTAATATGGAATACTACAACGAAGGAGATACCGACGATGAGATGTAAAGCATGTGACAAGATACTAGAGGACTCAGAACTAACCAAAAAGGATGCACGAGGTGACTTCTACGACTTATGCCGGAACTGTCTAAACAGTATCTATAGGTCTGAGTTATGTGACGATGATTATCTGGTGAATATCCCAGATGTACTGTTGACACTAGAGGAGTTTTAGTGTACCCTCTTCTTTAGTATATACTTAGGTAGTACTTAAGAAGAGACTAAAGGAGTAACAGAAGTAGTACTACTTAAGTATTACTTAGGGTATTCTTAAGAACTGCTTAGGTATATGGGTATCACAGGTACGTTAAAGCCAGTGTTTATGCGGTATACAGCCGATAACAAACTTAAACTTACAGGAGACACACATGGAAGACATGAGAGGGTTTATCTGCGACAACTGCGACGAATTAATCCTATACAGGGAGGTTGACATCAACGACGACGAAGATATATGCTTTGAGTGTCACGAAAACAGGGCAGAAAACGAAGCACTACGAAACTACAGGAGATACACATGATAAACGACTCAGTTTCAGTAAAAGCACAGGCAGAAGCTAGGTACTACCTAGAAGGCAAGCAACGACAGAAGGAGGACCGTCTGTTGTCGTGGATCATCTTCTTAGGTATAGTGGGCTTCTCTTCTACAATAGTAGTGGTGAACCTATGCTAGACAAAAAGCTAGAACGTATTGTGATTTACACTTGTTCGGACCACGGTTCAGCATTGGACCTGATTGTCGAACAACTGGCACACTTAGAGCAACACGGTATAACAGTGTTAGACTACAACAACCCCACAGAACTCAAATTAGTTGAGAAGGAGGTAGACAAGCCTAGTTATTAGGTGTAAAATAATAGTATGGACAAAGGGAAACCCCTTTGGTCTAGTAACTTAAATTTGACGGAGATTATTCCATATGAACACAAGCGAAGCACGAGTAGTAGAAGGCATTGTAAACTTCAGTAACGTCACAGAACACGACGTGTACAACGGACAGTCTACAGGCTCCTACACCTTAACTATCACCATGTCGGAAGACGACGCAGAGTCCTTTGTTTCACAAGGTGTGAAAATCAAAGACTATCAGGGCAACAAGCAGCGTAAATTTAAGTCAAACTACGAGATCAAACGCTTTGATGCTGAAGGTAACGCCTACAGAGGTGAGATTCCTTTCAACTCTAAGGTTCGCCTCCAGTACAAGCTAGGTCCTGCTCACCCTGTACACGGTGTCCCTGCGTACCTTGAGAAGGTCAAGGTGCTGGAAGAAGCAGAGATGACTGCGAACGACTCCCCTGATTTTTAGGGGTAGTCTACGATGGCTAACTTTTTAAGACATGAGGGGTGTCCGAAGTGTGAATCTTCGGACGCTCTAGCCATCTACGACGACGGAGGCGAACATTGTTTTGCCTCCGGTTGTTCGTACCACAATAATGGTGACAGTATGGGAACACAGATAACACACGCTACAGCCAAACCCCTGAACATGGGAGGCACAATAGCAGCAATAACAGACCGTAGGCTCTCACAGGAGACTTGTAAGCACTTTGGTGTGACGATAGAGTACTCAGCTACCGGTGAGGTCAGCAAGCACTACTACCCTTACTACAAGCTAAACACGAACGAAGTTAGTTCAGCTAAAGTCCGTGAAGTCAGAACTAAGAACTTCCACACTACCGGTGACGTAACCGGAGTTGGTTTCTTTGGGCAGACTAGATGCAACACAGATAAGTACATTACAGTCACTGAAGGTGAACTGGACGCAATGGCTATCTATGAAATGTCAGGCAGGAAGTGGGACGTTGTTAGTCTCAGGACCGGAGCAGCCGGTGCTGTTAAGGAAATGAAGGAGCAGCTAGAGTGGCTTGAGTCCTACGAAACAGTAGTCGTCTGTTTTGACAACGACAAAGCAGGAGAAGAAGCAGTAGATCAGATCAAGGACTTATTTAGCCCCAACAAGCTACAGATATGTAAGCTACCGGTCAAGGACGCTTCAGACATGCTTGCGGCTAATAGAGTCAAGGACTTTATACAGTGCTGGTGGAACTCTAAGACGTACAGACCTGACGGCATTGTAGCAGGTGTTGACACATGGGAAAACCTCGTGGAGAAGAGGAACGTCAAGTCTATACCTTACCCGTGGGAAGGCTTGAACAACTTAACACGAGGACACAGACCTTACGAACTGGTGACGATCACTAGCGGCTCTGGCATGGGTAAGTCCCAGTTTATACGTGAAATAGAGTACGATCTACTCAAGAGATGCGAAGGCAACATAGGAGTCCTTGCACTTGAAGAAGATTTATCTCGCACGACGTTAGGCATCATGTCAGTAGCCGCTAACCGCCCTCTACACTTAGAGGAAGACACACCTGTGGACGAGCTAAGACCGTTTTGGGAAGACACTTTAGGGACCGGCAGGTACTACCTGTTCGATCACTGGGGTTCTACCTCTACGGACAACCTCCTAGCTCGTGTGCGGTACATGGCTAAGGCTTTGGATTGTCGTTTTGTGGTCCTAGACCACCTGTCGATCGTTGTGTCTTCTCAGGAGTCAGGTGACGAGCGTAAAGCCATTGACGAGATAATGACAAAGCTACGGACGCTCGTGGCTGAGACAGGCATCTGCTTGTTTCTCGTGTCACACCTTAAACGCTCGCAGGGGAAAGCACACGAAGACGGCGCACGTATCAGCTTGGGTGAACTCCGGGGTTCACAGACGATAGCACAGTTGTCCGACATTGTTATCGGCATGGAACGTGACCAGCAGAACGTCAACGAAGAAATTAGGAACACGACTACTGTACGTGTCCTAAAGAACCGCTACACTGGTGAAACCGGTCCCGCTTGTTGGTTACGTTACGACAAAGGGACCGGAAGGTTAGAAGCAGTAGCCAACCCAGAAGTAGGGGACGACTTTTGATCTATCTTGACGCAGAAACTGACGGTTTAGAGCCTACTAGGATTTGGTGTGTCGTTACCCGTGAAAACGGTGTTAATTTGGTACACACTACCCCGGAAACTCTCTCAGAGGCTCTCACAGGCTCTGTAAGCGTCGTTGGTCATAACCT